CTACGAGGCTACGCCAGTAGCCGAGTGGAGGGGCCAAACACCGGACCGGCGGTGAGGTTCCTGCTGGGAACCAAGCGGCCTTAGTCGTAGGGTTGACCGGCCGCTTAAGCGACAAGCTGCAGCTTTTGAACGTAACCCCTGAACGTCCTTAAGCATAGCCCAGACGTATGTCTGAACGTGGGAGGAACGTGTGCAAAACGAATGTTCGGTAGAGGACCGGCCAGTTAGGCGTCAGGTTCATCGATTTTCTGAAACCGCTCTTGACGACCCCGATTCTGTCTTTTGCGCTTGTGGGGGCTGGACCCTGAAGCTGTGGGACCCGCGCGTAAAGGGCCGTGACTGGGGCTGGGTTGTAGAGGGTGCGGCAGAGGGTAGAGTCTACGATGCCGTTTAACCCGGAGACCGGAACGGCGGCCGGGGAGGCCAGCGGTAGGGCCAGACGTCGCAAGGCTCTGGCTCCAGAGGACCGCGCTCTTGAGGCCATAGCCAACAGACTGCCAGCTCTCGCTGACGAGCTGCTCGATGCCGCCTTCGGGAAGGGGGCCTTTGAGGCCCTGAAACCCGAGACGCGGTTGCAGGCCGTAGTACGGGCGCTTGAGTGGCGGCTAGGGAAGCCGAGCTCACGTCTGAAGGAGGTTGACACGAACGAACAGCCGTTGCCAACCCCTGATGAGCTGTTTAGAACTTCTGACACGCAGGGCTAGCCCGCGCACCTCGAGGCTCCGCGCGCCGTGCCCTGTCCCTCTGGGAGGAGGGTTCGGCCCGTTGAGGCGTAGGCCGTTTGACCGAGGTGTCGGAGACCGCCTCTAGAGAGGCAACCCGTGAAACGCGAGCGGGCACAGAAGGAAAAGGCCAAGACGACTCGTAAGGTCGCTGTGGACGAGAAGCTGGAGAGGGTGGACACCACGGCGGTCAAGAACGAGCTGGACGAGCTGCTGGAGGCGATAGACTCCGTCCTGGAGAAGAACGCCGCCGAGTTCGTGCAGGACTACGTTCAGCTGGGTGGAGAATAGTGGCCGACCACGGCAAGGGTAAGTGTGCCGTTGACCCCTGTCCAAAGCATGGTCCCGTTAAGAAGGGCAAGGGCATGGGTAAGGGCGGCAGCGGCGGGGGCCACGCCGGTCTCGGACAGGGGGCGTAGCGTGACACCCGAGAAGTTTAGAGCGGCCATGTTGGTTTCTGGCTCTATGGCCGGCGCCATGGCGACGGTTGGTTTCTTCGTGGGGCAGCCCATCTTGATGCTACTGGGTATCGTGCTGTCCTGGTGGTCGTTCTGGCGCTACGAGGTCCACCGGTGAAGACTGGGGTCCTGTACGTGACGTGCCCGAAGTGCCGTAGGCCAACGCCTGCGGTGCCACTAGGGCGCGACCTGGAGTGTGAGCACTGTGCCGATTCGAAAGGTTAAGGGCGGCTATAAGTGGGGCAGCCAGGGCAAGGTGTACAAGACTCGTAAGGGCGCTGCCAAGCAGGCGCGAGCCGCATATGCCCACGGTTACCGCGGCGCCGGCAAAAAGCGAGGAACGTGACGAAACGCTGGTCACCGGAGACGTGTCCTAGGTGCGGTAGGCTGTTGCCTGGTGCGCGCTGGGAGACGTGCTTCTGCTGGCGCACGAGAGGAAGCGGTCTTGATGACTTTACTCGACAAGAGCTGGCGACTCTTCGTCTACGCCTTGAGGGACCTGGAAGAGGTCGTAAGACTCGCCGTATGCCACGTCCGGGGACATCAGGAACCTCAGCTGTTAGTCGAGGAGAATACGTACCTGAGACTAGTGTGTCCGCGGTGCGGGCGTGAGCTCTAGGGCCTATGGGCAGCTCGAGCTCAACCCTGGTGCTCAGGAGGCGTTCGTTCACAACGAACANCTCTACTCCGCGTACATCGGTGGTGTGGGAAGTGGTAAGACCTATGCCGGCTTCGCTCGCGCCCTTAAGTACGCGATGCAGACTAAGCCAGAAGGTCAGTTTCACGGCCCACGAGTTACGGTGGCGGCTGCAACGTATCCGCTTCTCATGGACGCAGTGGTACCGCCGGCACAGGAAATCCTGGCGCTAACAGGCGTCGCAGACTGGGACAAGTCCTTTAAGAAGCAGAAGAAGGAGCTGCACCTCCCCAACGGCGGCACCATCCTCTTCCGCTCTCTAGACGACCCTGACACCGTGATGCGTGGTCCTGAACTTGCCGGGGTGTTCATCGACGAGGGCCGTAATGTCTCGCTGTACCACTGGAAGCTGGTCACCGGCCGGCTTCGTCAGAAGGGCTACAAGCGCGCGGCTTGGGTTTGCTCGACGCCTAACGGCCACGACTGGATGTGGTCGGTCTTTCACCCAGATTCTGTGGACGTGTGGGACGACACTGACTGGTTTGGTGCGCCAACACACGAGAACAAGCACCTTCCGCCTGAGTACGTTAAGGCGCTGGAGGACTCCTGGGAGGGACGCTTCTACGAGCAGGAGGTCCTCGGCCGCTTCGTTGGAGTGGTTGAAGGCGGTGTGTTCCCGTACTGGGACCCAGAGACGTTCGTCTCGCCCAACCTAAAGTACAGGACTGACCTACCCCTGTACACGTTCTGGGATTTCGGCTACGGAGACCTAGGTGTGTGCGTGTTCGCGCAGGTCGAGTGGAAGGAAAGGTCAGATGCCTCACAGAAACGGGGAGGAGCCAAGGTCAAGGTTCCTTGGCTCTACGTGCTCGACGTCATCGCTGCAAAAGAGTGGGCGGCTGTGGACTGGGCTCGAGCCTGGAAGTCCAAGCTCGCAGAGTCCTTTGACGGAGCTCGTCCCCTGGGCAACTTCGGGGACCCGGCTGGTCACCAACGTAACCCGTCGACTGGAACGTCAGTCATAAGTGACTTGAATTCTGCAGGTGTGCCGGTTACGGCGGCGCCTAAGCGGCCGCAGGACTACGCCATCCGCATCCTGAATAACATGATGGCGGGAGAAAGAGTCTGGGTTCGAACTCCAAACGCAGACCAGGTTGCACAGGCATTCGCGTCTCATAAGTGGAACGTCGACCGAAACGGCATTCGCATCGGCAACACGGCCGTTCATGACTGGACCTCACACTTCGTTGATGCCGTGCGTTATGGAACTGCCGTTGTGCTAGGATTGTATGCACGCGAGGACGAATCTGAGACGCCGAGCGAGCTGCTGACACCAGATACTTACGGTCATGTCTTTGACCAGCTGTTGAACCCGCCGGCCAAGAAGTGGCTCGGGCCAAAGCGCAAGGCTGTTCGACCTACGTTCGAGGCCCCACCAATCGTACCTAGGAGCTAGTATGCCTATAGATACGTTTCGCGTCTACTCCGATGAGGAGTCGATGCTCAAAGTCTATAGTCGGCGATTGACGTCGGCGGACCAGCTCTTTGCGAAGACGAAAGCCGAGCGTGAGGCGTTTGTTGCTCGCTACGCCAACGAGGTAGAGGAAGACCAGGTAACCGAAGAGGGTCACCGGGTCAACGTTACTAACGGCATCGGCATCATCGATACGATGTTTGCTTCGATGACTGCAGTTGATGTAGAGTTCATCGCTAAGGCGGTTGGCAACGGTACGCCCGAGCAAGCGGTAGCTGCCACGAGTGCGCTAAACCAAAGCTGGCACGACACGAAGGGCGCGCGTAGGGCTAAGAAGGCCGTCAAGGACGCGCTCCTCGTCGACCTCGGAGTCGTGAAGGTTTATTACGACTACGTGACCGACGTGGAGGTTCGAGACCGCCCCGACGCAGCCGTCAAGGCCGAACTTACCGAGGTGGTCAAGAACGGCGACCAACGGACAATCGATGACATTCTCGCCTCGGGCGAAATAGCGTTGGTCGAGGATGTTGAGGTCGTGCTACGCGACCGCGTATGCGTTGATTATGTTCCCTGGAACATGGTCCGTTATGACCCCAGCGCCAATCAGGCTGAAGATGTTCGATGGGTGGCACAGTACACGCGGCACCCGACGCCCGAGGTTACCCTGAATCCGACTTTTCGCGCCTTCGTCCAAGACCGCTATGGCAAGGTCGTCGGTGACCGGCTGCTAAACGGCTTGGAGGGCGACTCCACCATCGACGCGGTAGGAATCGCAGGAGACTACAGCGACGTTGAGGGCCTCTCGAAAGACGAGAAGGAGGATTCCGTTCGCGTAACCCTCGTCGAGATGTGGGACTTTGAGACCGGCCTGGTGACCGTCTTTCCCCGCAATCGTACCGACCTGGTGCTGCATCAGCGGGTCAACCCCCTGATGCTAAACCTAGACCTCGAAGACCGCTCCCCGTTCAAGTTCCTAGGCGTGCGCTGGCTGCCGGGCCGCTTTGAGGGTGTCGGCGACATGCGCGTTATCCGGCCGTCCCTAGACGAACTGGACGAGTATCGTAGCAACCTAGCGACGCACATTGCACGTACTATCCCGAAGCTCATCGGACCGGCTAGGGCGCTCTCACCGGCCGGCAAGAAGGCTCTGGAGTCGACCACCTGGGGCGAGTATGTCCCGCTGGAGGAGGAGCACGTTGCCAGCGAGGTGCAGCCGCTAGTGCCCCCACCGCTGCCGCAGGAGACCTTCGAGGTTCCTGAGAAGATTCAGGCCGAGATGAAGGAGGCTACTGGTGCTAACGAAGTCCTTCGTGGTGTCTTCCCATCCCGTCGTACGACCGCGACCGAAACGCAGCTCGTCACGTCGGCCGGTCAGAACCGTCAGGCTGAAAGACGGGCGGCTCTAGAGGAGTGGTACACCGACGTCGCTCGTACCATGCTGCAGCTAATGCAGGTGTACTACGACCGTGACCGCATACTTCGCTACACGAACGACCTTGGTGAGGAGTTTGTATGGGAGTGGAACCGCGAGGATATAGCGATGGATGCGGACATTCGCATCTCGCTGACTCCGCGCGAGAACCTAACCCGCGAGGAGACGTTCCAGAGGTGGCTGCAGGTAATGAACCTAGCGGTGGCGATGCCCGAAACTGACCGAAACGAGCTAATGAGGCAGGTCTATCGCGCCATCGGCCTACGCGAGGACGAGATTCGGGGACTCATCAAGACTCCCGAAGAGGTTGAAGCTGAAAGACAGCGTGAAATGGTCTCGACGCAGCTTGCTGCTGCGCCGCAGCCCGCGTCCAGCTCCC